TCACACCGTAAAAGTAAATCTTGTCGTAGCCCTCGTCGATAGCCATAGCTGTGAGGTAGGCAAACGAGCTTGTGTAGTAATCAGAGCCAAACTTCTTCTCGAAGCGAGCGAACGGGAACACCTTGCAGTTAGGGATGTCAGGCTCTGAGTACGACATCACCACGTCACCCTTGAACTTCTTCAGAAAGTTGAAGTGAGATTTTGGTCGCCCCCAGTACCCTGTTGCTGGCTGCCCTTGTGATGCCCAGTCACGAGGGTGAATCTGCAACCACCGTGTCAGGTTAGCTCCCTTCTTCGTGAACATGTGCGCCATGTTGATGCCCCAGATTTCAACAGAAGGGTCGAGGTCGTTGACCAAGCCTCTTGTCTCTTCTGCGTATCCGAAGATACACACTTCCTTGCGCTCTTTCTTATTGCTTTTCTTTGCTGCCATTACTTGAGCCCCGGATAGAAAATCCTATTGTTAGACGAAGCTCTCCGCTTCGCTGAGTCCTTCTTGAAGTCCCTGAATGCTTCAGCAAGGTCTTTACGGTCCCACATATTCTCAGGCTTTGCGTAGTACTCAGCAGTCTTCTTGCTGCCCATCTGCTGTCGCCTGAGTTCCATAGTGTCTACCGTCCGGTCGAGGACTCCAGACGCCATGTCTTCGATCTGTGCTTCAGAGCAACCCTCTTCTGCAAGCACCCCAAAATATTCAACCTCGCCCTTGTAGAGCAGCCTGAACTCGTGCTTGATGGCGCGAACCTTGCTCTCCGATGCCTCGCCTACAACCCACGACTGTATGTACTGAACCTCGGTTGGCGTCCAGAGGGAGGTTGATACGTCCTCTGCGCCCTGAGGACCGGGGAGTACTAGGTCAGCCATGGCTTCCTCTTTATCATTGGCAACTTGTATTCCTTACGCTTGATCTTAGCTTCTGCTATATCCCAGTCCTCCTCAAAATTAAGGTCAAATCCCGAGTATCCTGTACTGAGATATCCATATATACGATTGCCGGAAATACTATCACCCAAGTCTGATCGCGCCATTTCGAGGGAGGCATTCTGAACGTATACCTCTGGAAGAGTTTGGTATGGGGAATCGTGCCATTTGTGTCCGTCAGGCTGTAGGAGAACAGGGGTGATTTCTCCTGTGAGTTGCCTGCGCCACATCTTTGCGGGGTGCTGTGAGGACTTCTCGACCGCACGAAGCGACGAGTAGCCTTCTTTGTAAGCCTTGTTCCATAGCTTCTTAGCTTCACGTATGTCCTTTGCTGTCTTGAACGGTGACGTGCACCGTACGATTGAGTACGCTTCAGGCTTGAACCCGTGGCGCGCAATGTCTTTCAGTGCGTATTGAACCCAGACGATGTCAGGCTCAGTGGTGTAAATCTCAGGCTCTTGAATAGCCTTGGCACCGTAGTGCGCAGCTATCTTCATTGTCTGTTCTTTGTCTGTGACCACGTACACGTCAGTGAACGAGCCAGACTGGAGGGCAGTCTCTATCGTGTAAGCAAGAAGCGGGTGCTCCCCCATCCTGCGTACGTTCTTGCTGGGAATCCTCTGCGAGTCCCCCTTAGCAGGAATGAATGCGACGGTATCAACCATTCTCTATTTCTCCCAGCTGAACGGCTTCACCAGCTCTTGTATTGCGGTTTGCCACCTTGCCCACGAAGGTCTCAGCGTACTTGGGAGCGATGCCTCCTCCCGGACACTGAATCGAAATATCCGTAGCTCTGATAATCGTTCCTCTTGCAACATCTTTCCCCCAGTAAACCGACTTGCGGCGTTCTGTTGTGTAATTGTATTCACGAGGGTCAGGCTTCTTCTCGCCTGTACCCATAGCTGGAAGCAGGTCATCTAGCTGTGTGCGTAGCTGCTTCATCATCACCGGTGTCAGGCTGAATGCGTTGTCGGTACCTTTCCATCGTCTGTTGTTGGTGTAGTGATGTTCAAAAATTCGTCCGCCAAGAGCGAAAGCTGCAAGGGTGGGATGAGATTCAGGGTCGTGCGTGGATAATCCTGTGCAAACTGAGCCATAGCGGTCACGGAAAGTGGAGATCGCCCGCAGGTTGAGCACGTCATGTGGTGCTGGGTATATGCAGGAGCATTGTAGAAGGGCATACGGAGTCGTAGTCCTCTCCATCGTTTCAGCAATTTCATCTACTTCTTTCTGCGTCGCTCCGCCTGTTGAGATGACCATAGGGAGTCCGTGACTTGCTCCAGCAGCAATGAGCGGGTGGTTCGTTGCGTCCCCTGAAGCAATCTTGATGGCAGGAACGCCCAAACCAATAAGCAAATCGAGAGACCGAAAATCGAAAGGTGTAGAAAAAGCTGTAATACCCACCCCTTGGCAGTATTCAAAAACGTAACGCCATTCTTCCTTAGACCACTCAAGCTTCTCTCTGTGTATCCCATACGTCTTATCCATCCATTGAAGGTTGTCGCTCTCACGGTAGTACTCAGCCGGTGCGTACAGGGACTTAGGGTTCCGTGTCTGGAACTTGACTGCGTTTACCCCTGAAGCCTTTGCTGAATCGACCATAGCTTCCAAGCGGTCCATCTGACCGGCATGGTTATGCCCGATATCAGCAATGATGTAAGCCTTCTCATCGTCTGCAATCCTCGTTCCGTCGATACTAATTTGCCTGTTCATAGATCAATGTCCTGTTCTCCTCGGTACGCCGAGAGTCCTCTGCTTCTTCTCCGTAGTAGCCGTGGCGCTCCATCAGCTTCTCGATCTGGGTTTCAGCATTGTTATCAACTATCTCCACGATCACAGACTTGATAGTTCCATCCCCTAAGAGCCCTTGCATTCCGTTCAGCACATAGAACTCGTGCCCCTCTACGTCTATCTTCACGTGTGTGGGAGGGCTGAACATCTGAGCAGAGAGCCCGTCCAACGGCATAGCAGGCAGGTAGACAGTACTCGACCCCTCGTAAAGCTTCTCCGCAGATGCCAGTCCGTAACCCGGGGTGTCTGGGTAGTGTACTTCCAGTGGTAGCCAGCACGACGCAGAGCTAGCCACGAAGGGATAGCAGTAGACTTTGCCACTAAGATTGTTGAGGTGGACGTTGGCTACCAGCTCCGCATAGTTCACAGGTAGCGGCTCAAAGGCGTACACCAAGGCTCCCCTCGCCCCTGCCATCAGGCTGTAAGTCCCGACATTCGCTCCGATGTCGTATAAGACATCCCCTGTGCCGAGGTTCTTCAACCACTCGTAAGTCCACGGTTCCTTCTCTACGCCTCGTGAGCGGAAACCCCTGTAGTCACCCTGTTCTCGTATGTTTAGCAATCTCTCAGGGTCGTCGAGCATCCGCAGAGATGGTTTCGTAGTCAAAAAAAGAGAGCCCTTCTTTTAGATAGGGGCGCCCCGAAGGACGCCCCATACCTGTTAGTCGATTGCGAGCCAGACAAGAGCTTTGTCAGTGGTCACGGATACGATACCCATGTAAACACCAATTTCCTGCTCATTTTCGTGAGAGCCATCACGGTCTACGGTGGCGACTGCACCAGCAGTAGTGACACCAGCAACCCGTACTGGCTGTCCAACAACTACAGTACCCAATACCTGAACGGAAGCAAGACCTTTAGTCTGTACCCATCCGTATGCAAGAGCAGCAATTTCAGTAGCAGGAACTCCACACGTACGGTTTAGAACCGTAGTAGGAGTAACAACAACTGCGCTGTAAGGATTCGCAATGAGTCCCGTCAACGTATTAGTAGCAGTTGCAACTGCAACCTTGTCGTTATCGGCAAGATTGAAAGTAGCTACACCTTCAGATGCAACAGCGTCGTGCCCTGCAATTCGGTATACCTGACCTTCACCGGTCAAGTCGTTAGTGTAAAGGTACCCATCAGCGTACTGATCTTCAGTAGCAGCAGTTGCTTGAAGGGTGCAGGTATAAGTCTGTGACCCTACAGCGTTGACTGCTGTTACTAAGTCCATGTCGTGATTAGCAATAGGGGCTGGAGTAGCAACAGTAAGACCAAGGCTTAGAGCAACTGCTCCGGCTCGGGCGTACCTGAACTCTCGTCCATCTGGTAGTTCGAGAATGGTTCCGAGTGAGTGGTACTTGTCAGTACCAGTCTTCTTCTCCATTCCGTAATCTGCGTATATTCTCGTAGAGAATGCCATTTTATTTTTCCAATTTCTCGGGCTCTTATGTCCCGTCTTCGACCGATAATTTAACTAGCCTCGGTCTGAAGGCAACAGCTAGTAGTGCGCGCTACCTATGTGAGCTTTCATTTGAGCAGCCGATTGCTTGCGTGAGAAAGGTTTCCCTCTCTTGTTCTTAGCCTTCGGAACGTACTCGCACTGATCACATTGTAGCGCAGCAGGCGGGGTAGAGACTTCTTCCATGACGGGCTCTGTCTCAGAGGAATCAACTACACCCGCCGACTGCCGGTTTGTATCGTCCTCAGCACGTGCCCTGCACCACTGACATCCCATGTCGGGAGTCTGGCGCACGACACGAGTGCCACCGCCGATTAGATCGGCGATGTACTCGACTTTCTCGAACTTCTTTACTAAGCAAGCATCGCCCGGTTCCCAAGCGAAGAGTCCAATGTTGCCCTTGCGAGCAAGGTACTGAAGCTCCGGGCTGTTAGGACCGGTCTTCGGGTTAGCGATGTTCACTTTCATGAACACGTCGCCCAAGTGCTTGTCTGACAGCTGGTCTTTGTGCAGGTACAGCTTCATTTGATGTGAGTCGAGACCCACAAATTGAATACCGTACCCAGCACCACGAACCTGCTGTTTAGTTTGAATATCGAGATTAACCATGCTGAGCCCTTACTAGGCTGACGTAGATGGAACGCCCGCATCGTAAAGAAGGGGAGCGCCGTGCTTGTCATCCTGTTCAAACACGCCGTAGTCCGACGTGAAGTTGATTTCAGTACCACGAGCCGAAGCGTCACGTTCTCGTTCAGTAGTCCAGCCCACGCTGGTGATACCGATGATTGCGTCTCGCTGTGCGATAACGCCGACCATGTCTCCTGAGGAGTCAATGTCGATGTTGCCGGACTCGAAGAGGTCTACACCGTTGAAGCTGATCTTGAAGAATTTATTCAAGAGTCCTTCTTCACGTCGGTCGTTTACTTTCATGCTTGTGCCAGAACCGATAGCGGTTGCTGATGCAGTCACGTTGTAAGCGGAGTGGGGGTGAGCCACTGCGTAGTCAGGGTTGAAAGGTTCACCCTGAAGTTCACCAGAGCTAGTTCGTCCGCCACCTCTAGAAGCTGCAATAGCTCCTGCGAAGTTAGCAAGTGATAGAGTCGCTGCTGATGCACCGTAAGCGGTACCGCCATTCAAGCCTGAATACAGCGCTTGAACGTCACGATCTTGTTTACGTGCTCCAGCCTCACCGAACTGTCGACCGACAATCGCGAAGATGTCGGTAGTGCCGTTCTGTCGAACGAGCTTGTCAGTGACAATGATCTTTGCACCCTTTTCAGAGGTGCTCAGATCAATAGACGTTAGACCGACAGCCTGCTCATCGACCATGTCCTGACCGTCTACCAGCTCACTAATAGTGAACTGACCGACTTTAGGAACACGGACCGTTGAAGCGCCCTTCGGCAGAGTCACCTTGTCAATGAGTTGCCATGAAGGAGTGTTGTACTCCTGCACCGTGCGAGCTGCATTGATGATGGTGTTCTGAACGTTGGCGAGATTTCCAGTTGTCGCATTTTGTGATGCCACGGGAAGTTACCTCTATCCCCCAAAGGACGACCGACGCATAGCTGCTTGCTCTGCATCGCTCCACTGCCACCCGGGCTTTTC